TGAACTGAATCCCACGCGCGCCGTAATTTTTGTACGCTGGATCGTTTGGGTTGTTGCAACGCTGAATCATTGACGCCACTCGTTTCTGTAGCGCTTTGTGTGCTGGAGTCGTGACTATCAAGTGACTCGCTTTGCGGTGTCTCTCTGTAGTTGCGCATTTTTTGCACTTCGTCGAGCGCCCTGTGTAAAGATCGGAGAGGCTCACTTGCGACATAGTCGCGCAACTCATGCACTGACAGTTCAGATACAAGCTGTTCTTTCGTCTCACAAGACGCTGGTCTAGAACTTTCCACGCATGGAATTGCGCTCCCACCATTGCCGGACTTACAGATACGTAGCCCTTTCTGTGCTGCTTCCCATAGCTGACAGTTTCTCCCGTCTTCAAGATACACTCGATGCTTGGGTGTTGCTGTGAGTCCGTCATAAGTCAGTACCTCCTGATCACCTTGATAAACAACCCCGGTATGGCTAACCCAACCTATGCCATCCCATACTGTATCGTCTATGGTAACACTTTCTATTGGTTTCAGGCCATTGTTTGTAAGAACGAGCTCTCCTTCTGCGATGCAGAACTTTCCAAGGTAGCGAATACTCTTGGCTTCTGGATTTGTGTCCTGCTCCTCGTGCACCCACTTCCAGTCAATGCCTTCAATAGATGCGCCCATAAATGCGTGGCCATCAATCCCGTCAAGAAACAAGCTGAGCATGGTTTCGTCCTCTGAGATGTCAGCCATAAGCCGCATCTCTTGACCAGAGAAGTCCCACTCACCTAGTATGAATCCTGGCGGTGCTTCCAATTCAGTGCGTACGCGCTTGTCTCGGCTCCACTGGTGAAGCGCTATGCCGGTCTGCTTCTTGTCCTTGTTCTTGCCCTGACTTGATGAATAAGTCAGTCGCGATGTGTACGTGCCGCCTGCTTGAGGTTGGGGCCTGGTGAGGTTTGTGCCATTCAGTTGAATAGACTTCTGCACAGCGTCGATGAACTTGCCCTGTGTCGTAAGACATTTGCGGACTTCAAGTAAAGCTTTAAGTCGCGTGTCATTTGGAAACTCTACTGCGAGCAGGTTGATTGCGTCCTTGCCTGTACTTGGAGCGCCTTTGTCAGTACGCGCCAGTATTGGTAACTGCCAATCTGTGTACAGAGCTTGGGATAATTGCTTTGGGGACGCGATTATTTTTGCTGTCAGTCCGGCCACTTCAAGCCACTTCGCTAGATTTAGCGGGTTTTCTTTCTGGAGCTCAGCGAGTGCAGCCTCGTTAATTCTGATACCGCCTATCCATGATTTGGCCAGATCAGTCAGGCAGTCGGACTCTGTCCTGGCCATGGCCAGCTCTTTTTCAGTAAGCTGAGCTATGTACTGCTTGGCCAGTGTCAGTGTAAACACCACGTCTTTGAGGTTGTACTCGATAAGCTTTACCCAGCCTTCTTCAGTTGTCGGCTTGCTGAAATCATCGATGCCATAGTCAGCGTGTTGTGGCCATGTTTCCGCCACTATGTCCTTGAGACCATACTCAAATCGCATGCCGTCAATTCGTTTGAGTAGAAGCATGGCGTCCAGCCACTTGCACGCTCTGACCTCAGCTTCTAGGTCGTATGCCAGCAGCCACGCGATGTCAAACATGACGTTCCAGCCGACTATGGTCAGCTCTTTTTCGGCACATTTAGTCAGAAAGTCTTTGATGTACTCCCTGGTTGGCATGCGCTGTGCGCTACCAGCGGTGTGATACGCGGCCATGGAGTAAATCTCAGCATCTGGAAGCCACGGCTGCAGTCCAGATGTCTCAAGATCGAAGCCTATGAGTTTCATGATGCGCCTGTCAGGATTTTGTGTGCTACGAATGTAGCCATGAGCAATTCAGAGTCGAATTCCGTGGTTGATTTAGCTACTATTTCGGTCGATGTATCACGTTCTTTTGCGACCCGCACTACTTTTTTCTCCAGTCGCTCTTTCAAGTGACCTGGAATAATAGCCATAATTTCTGGGTGATCTTTCACTAGCGCCCCTAGTGAGCTGTACGCACCCAATAAGTCACGCACACTTCGACGTAGTGTGTCGTATCTACTGATCACCTCTGCGATCTGCGCTCTTTTTTCCGCTAAATTTTGTTCGAGATCAGGATTCGGTGTGAACTGAGCTGCATCTAGTTTTATAGTTAGCCCATAAATATCAGTTTTTGGTGGCCAACGAAACATCCCATTGTTGGTTTGCTCTACTCGAACATGAGTACCACTTGGGCTGAGTGTTACTATTACAGAGTTGCATTTTAATAGCCATACAGCCGGCATTTGTGGTAGTAGGTGTGCGTGCTCACCCCAGACACTTTCTTCCAAAAGTTGTATAAAGGCTGCGTCCGCAGTTTTGTACTGTAGATCGCATGTAGTACCGAAGGATTTAGCAACTTTGTTGGTTTCGTCCGACTGCATATTGATAACTGTCTGCAGTATCTGGTCTGTTACGCTGCCTGACAGATTTACATAAGCCATTTTTATACCCCTTAGTTATCGAACCAGAACACAACACGAAAATCTTTCTGATGTGTGGCGGCGAATTCATCCAAACCCAGCCACTCCAGCAAATTGTCTGTGAGGGTAGGGTCAAATTTGGCTGCAATGTGCTCAACAAGGTCTGACTCATCAAGGTACTTAGCTACAAAATCAACTGCCGGTAAGTAACTGTGTGAGTGGCCGTCACCACCCCAATCACTGGCACACGCCTGACTTAAGTCAGATGCATCGTGTGGCATGCCGAGCGGGTCCGGACCGTTTGTACGTACTCCGGCTAGCCGACCAAACCAGTCGTAGTGCCTGTTTTGCAAGTCGATGTCATGCCACGTATCTACAGTTACAGCTGCAGATTCATCGCGCCTATCTAAAACCTGACCTCGAGTAACTATCCTGCCTTTCGGCATCGGTGTCAGGTCAGTGGAATAAATCCCTACCCACTTACCATCTATCATTTTTTGCTCAAGTACCCAGTGAATATCGCAGCCCATTATCACGCCCTCATAGATTCAAGTAATGAAGTAAGTCGTACGTTTTTGTTTTGCAGTGCATCAAACACGCGCTGTTCACATGTGTCATCTGCCAGTACGACGATGGTTTCAGTCTTTTGCTTCTGCCCAATACGGAAGATTCGTCGATTGCCCTGCTGGAAGTGCTCCAGGTTGTACGTAGGTGATGCCCAGATGGTGGTGTTGCCTCGAGTGAGCGTCAGACCATGCGCCGTGGATTGAGGATGTGCGAAGATTGTCTGGTACATGCCCTGCTGATACTGCGTAACGATCTGAGCACGCTCTTTTTCGCTCACCGATCCGTCAATCACTGCGAACGAGATCTTGCGTTTACGTGCGGTCTCTACCAGCAAGTCGCGCTGGTGCTTCCAGAGGAAGAATGTGACCGAGTGATCTCGAGCTTCGATAAGGTCCATGATCAGTTGATAGCGCCCCTCGTCCACGACGTGGTAGACATCAGGCATTTCATACACTGCGCCCGACGAAATCTGCAGTAGCTTGGTCATCACCGAGGCTGCATTAATTGCGCTTATGACTGAGCCGTCTTCAAGCGCTGCGATTTCTGCCATTTCCATCTGTATGTACGCAGCCTTCTGTTTTTCAGAGAAGTAATACGGAACTGTGTACATGATGTTTTCTGGGAGATCGACGCATTCTTCCAGCTTATTGCGGATGATGATGTCTTTTAGCAGCATAGTTACTGCGTCTTCGGCACCGACTTTGTCTTCCCACTTCACCATGTTTGGTGAGGGGCCGACTTGTTTGGGGCGACACACTGAATCACGGAACGCGAAGAACGACTTACCAAGCCGCTTACCGCCATCCAGAAACTTCACTTGGTTCCAGATATCAGTGACTGAGTTAGTCATCGGCGTGCCATTAAGGCCATACCTGTACTGGAAGTGACTTGCAATCTTGTTAAGTGCTTTGCTTCGCAAGCTTGTGTGGTGCTTGTACGCACCAGACTCATCGACGATCAGCGTGCTGAATTTTTCAAAGAAACTAGGCCGTTGTTTAACCAGCCAGTTAACAGCGTCGTGGTTGGTGATGTACACGTCAGCTTCAAACTTGAACGCATCTGCTCGATTGACAGCGGAGGCGATTGATGTAGATAGCCACGGTGCAAACTTCTTGATGTCGTTGCCCCACGCTGAGCGCATGAGCGACTTCGGGCAGATGACAAGCGCTCGTTTTTGAGTCGCTTTGTTGTTCCTGTCGATCAGGTTTAGATAGACTAAGGTTTTCCCAGTACCTGGGTCTGATGTGTCAAAGATGATTGGAGTGGCGTCGGCAAAACGCAGGCTTGCTTTTTGATGCTCAAAAAGTGTGTAGTTCATGGCTCAATGCTGTGTTTCGTTGTACTCATTTTGTGCCTCCTTGAAGCAAATGCGTGCTAGCTTGCTGTAGTGACGGCTGTGCAGCTCACTGCTTGCAAGCAGTGATAGGTGCGTAGTCAGAAGAAGTACCGCAGGATCTCGTAGCGGCTCAATTTCGAGTACTTCACACTCGATGAGCGCAGCAGCCAGAGCCTCTGTTACAGAACGTAAGTCAGAAGTCTGGCTGTCTACTATGTGGAAAGCTACGAGGTGTCTACCGCTCAAACCCCTACTGTGCAGTGTCCTGACCCTTTGGGGCCGTATAGACACCAGCGACAGCTGAATTTGTTGGGGTTAGGGGGAAATTCTGTAGCTGTTGTCATAGCTAAACCCCTATCGTTGAAGTTCTTGAAGAAACGCATGCCTTGCTCTCGCGTAAATTGCATGCTGTGTGTCTCACCCAGGTCTAAATACCAGAGCTGAACGTCGATTTTCTGCAGTTCCGGATAACGCAAGAAGCTTAAGAGCTGATAGAACTGCAGCTGCTCGCCGTGCTTGACTTCGTTGCCGTAGCGCTTGCCTGTTTTGTAGTCAATTGCTACACCTTCGGTTTCTGACACACGGATAAATGCATCAAGCTTGGCCCTGCACCATGTAGTTTCTGAATTCCACGCTGTAGGTTGCCAGTCTTTATCGATAGCCCACTCCTGCTCCAGAATTACTTTGCCCGCCTGGAATAGCTCTTTGAGCTGCTCAAATTCCGTGGTGAACTGCTTGAGTTCTGGAATTAGGCCGGCGTCTGGATTGCGTACATATTGCTCAGCAGCATCGTGAATGCGTGAGCCTCTGTCGTTTGCGTGCTCTGACTGACCAGCCCTTAGTTTTCGTTCAGGTTCAGGGATTTTGTCGATGTACTTGAGTTTCGCCAGCAGCTGGCACTTCTCGAAATCACCTAACCTTGAAAAACTAAATGTCTTGATCACGTTGCGCACTCCTTAAGTTGGAGTGTCGATTGTACCCCCAAACTTTTTAGCGATCCGATTAACAAGCCACTTTTTCTTCGACCAATTTTTTCGCGGGCAGTTGATATAAAGTACACAGTCAGTGCCCCAAAATTGTCGCTCACCTACTTTAGCCCACATGGCCATAACAGGCGCTATGCCCCATGGACATAGGGCTTCTAACTTACAGTCAGGCCTCTCTGTCATTTTGGTCACGCTCCATGTAGCGAATAATCAAATGCTCTCGCAGTGCAGATACGATGCGATTGAACAAATTTTTCTTGTCTTGAGCACCCCAGAAATTTACGGCGTAGACATTCTTTAGTCCGTCAAGAGTGAGATCACCTGCTTCGATTGTATCGAGTGCAATTTGTTTACGCTCAAATTCACTGAAGTTGCGCCTGCGTTCTACGAAGCACTCACGAAGCCGTAGTACGGTATCAGATTCGTCAATATAGTAGCCATACTTTGTTGGCTGAGCACTGGCTTTTAGTAGTGGGCGCTCAATATCACCGCCCATCAAACGAAGTACTGGTAGCGTCTTTTTTAAGTACGTGCGAATGACTTTGCTAGCTTTCGTTGACAGCTCTTTTGGAGGTGTGATTACCATGTGTCCAGGGATGCTGATTTTACCCTTGTGCAGTTTTGGGCTATCGTAATAGAAGTTGTCTGGGATGAGCGCGCTCATTTCAAACTCACCACTTGGCCAAATGGAGCTTCTTGAATCTTGCTGTTACTCACCCACATAACTGGGTAGTCAGGTTCCGCATCAGGGAACTTACCCATCATGTCTGTCAGGTAAATTAAGCATTGCACGTCTTCGTTGTGCTCGTCTGTGTGCTCAAACACAGGCCTGAAATCAGTGCCACCGCCACCATGTGTACGTAACATGACTGGATAGTCATCTGGTTTGTACTCATCAACGTGGTTGATTGATGCATCGCAGTACAGAACTGTCACTCGCTCGGGTCTGACTTGATCCAGCACACCGTTGAGTTCGGCTGCAAATTCGTCTAGCTCTTGTTGTCCTATTGAACCTGACGTGTCAATTGCCATGACAATTGACCCGCACGCTTCGTTGTGTAGTGTAGGCACGTAGATGTGGTGGTTGTTCATCATGGTTCGGTTAGGCTTGCCCCAGTTGAAGTCATTTTTCACGACTGCGTGCATGAACCTAGCCAAAAGCTCTTGCCACGGTAACTTAGAGTCAAGAATATTGTGAACCAGCCGTTCAAGACCAGCGCTCAACTTACCAGACATCTTTGCCGCATTGGCGGCTTCAGCAACTTTGTTCTTCCAGTCCTGGACGATGGTGTTGACTTCGTCCTGGCTTAGCTGATCAGCGCCTGACTCTGATTCTGCGTCCTGTACACCGCCCACATCCCAGCCATCACCAAGACCGTCGCAAAAGTCGTCAGGCAGAAGATCATAAATCTGCTCTGCGCTCATGTCTTTGTATTGAGGATCGACGAGTGCATCAGGCGTGAGTGTGTAACCGGCCTCAAGTACTACTGGGTTGACTGCGAAATCGCACGCAATGTTCCACTTTCGAGGGTCGCGATCACCACGTCGAGCTTGATGTACAAAAATGCAGTGCATCAACTCATGTACATAAATGCCTTTGAGTGATGCATCGGACAGTTGACGTACAAAATCGACGTCATACAAGATTTTTGTGCCATCGGTAGCCATCGTACCAAGCCCGTCAACAGCTTCGAGCTTCATCCGTACCAGTAGAGAGCCGAAGAACGGCTCGTCGATGATGAGTGCGCTGACAGCCTTGGCAATTTTTGTATCTACATCAATCACTTTCTTCGATGCTGCGGATGCCATGAATGTCTCCGATGTAAGGTTTGCACGCAGTGATCGCCTGCTCTAAGTGGTTGAGTAGAGCTGTGCGTACTTCAGGGAACTTACGTATTTCAGAAGCTTCCTGATTTGTGATATGAATTCTGATGAACTGCACGAAAGCTTCGAGTTCACTGCTCTGGTAGATGTTGAAATCCTGGAGCTTCGTGATGAACTCTTCGAGCTTCTCGATTGTTGTGGCTTTGAAGCGACTCTCTGTGTCCGAGAGGCGCTCGTGTAGCAGCTTGAGTCTGACGTACACCTGCTGCCAGAGACGCATCAGCGCCTTGTTCTCTGCTGCCTTGACTGCCTTGTCTACTTCACTTGCGTCAATGCCTGTGTCGGTCAGGTCAGTCAGGATGTGCCCGCTTTGGGGAATGGGCAGCGGGCTGATGTCTACGCCAAACTTAAGTTTGAGCTGGCTCAGACTGGGAAACTCAAGTGCGTTGTAACGATGCCCGAGCCTGAGCTTGCTGTCACTGGTGTAGATCTCGTAGTGGTTGATGAACTGATCGACGGTTTCCTCAAACGCCTCTTTGAGAGGCCTCATGCCGGTCATGTAGTCCAGGATTTTGTCGTTCATCAGTAGGCCGACGCCGTCGAGGTTCCACGGCATTGTAAGCTTGCGGTGGTAGTCACGGATTTTCTTGGCTGCGTCTGAAATGCCTTTCAGAGCTGACTTGGCGATCAGGTGCTTATTGAGAGTGCCGGCGTCAGCTGCCATTTGCTCCTGCGTGAGAAACGATTTAAGCGCATCGTTATCTCGTACGGTAGCATCCCATTGTGAGATTGTGCAGCGCATGAGAATCGCTTGTTGTACAAGACTCATTACACACCTCCTGCCATTCGTTGGGTTATATGAGCTACGTTCAGCTCATCTAGATTGAGCTCTTCTTTGATTTTGCTCGTCGATTTTCGCTCAATGACTTCGTGTAGCTTGGTCTTTTTTTCGTCACTCAGATACGTTTCAATCGCAGGCCAAATCTTTATTACTGAGTTGATCGTAGGTGCGCTGTCGAGCACTTTGTTAATCCCAGCCAAGAGTGTGTCTCGGTCTTTGGCTAACTCAGCGCATTTGTCTGCATAGTTCACGCTCAATCCCAAAGCGTTGAAAACGCTTAACTCAATTTTTGGCCAGGTAGAGTTGTACTGACTTTCAACACCTATGGGTCGTGGCTCTTTCCAGTTGTTAACTGGCGGATATGAAACTCCATGTGTCCAGCTATACATGCAAGGTCGACGTTTGAATTTAAGATACAGCGACATGATATGCATATTTGCGTTTTTTACGCGCATGCGCATTTCTGTTCCAAAATTAATAGACCATTCTTTGGGCAGTGAGCACAATGTTTGCTCTAAGTCAGGTGGTACGACAGTGGCATAAAGCAGATCAACATCTTTTGGGTTGGTGATCGTCAGTAAGTTAGTGATTGCCGTTTCAAAAGGCTCAGCTGCTTTTCGCGTGATTTCATTACGCAGTGTTGGTGTGATTTTGAGAATAGCCATAAGTACCTCAGATAAGAATGGAGCTATTAGCCAGAGCCCACTTGGCGAACTCTGGAGTGCGAGTGATGTCTTTATTGCGAATGGCGCTGTCACGAATCAGAAGAACTTGAAATTCTTTCTTGATGCGCTTGGCGTACGTCGTAAGCGCCTCAAAATTCTTGGTCGTTGCACGAGCTGCAAGAGCACCAACCGTAGCGTAGAGTGCGTTGAGATCAGACGGAACTCGCGCTTCTTCCGGATTCATGATGATCATGTCAGGGTCAATCAAGTCATCTGCCATCTTGATGAATGCGCTGTACTCAACACCAGGGCCTGGACCTACACAGCCGTTGAACAGCTCTTGCCGAGTCTGATGATCAGAAACTTTGTTGTACTTTGATGCACGCTCCCATGAACGAGGTGTCGGGAAGGCGCGTTGTGCCGGATCGAAATCATGGAGCAGGCCGGGGCGGAAGCGAATGAAGCTGATAGTTTTGTCATCAATACCTGCGTGCAGCGCCCAGTCAATCCAGTCATCGAAGCTGGTCTCAACTTCGCCGTGAATGAAGCGATTGGCAAGAGGTGCCGGCATTTTGTACGTCACACCTTTGTCTGACTCACGGTTACCTGCGGCTACGATGCTCCAGCCATCTGGCATCTTGTAGTTGCCGATTTCACGATCAAGTACGAGACGGTAAGCAGCTGCTGCAGTGGCTGGAGGCGCTGCATTGATCTCGTCCAGGAAGAGAATGCCCTCCTCACCGTCGCGCATGATATCCGGCAGCTCGCCGAGAGACAGCCAGACTGCTTTGTCGTCTTTGAAATACAACAGGCCTTTCAAGTCTGTCGGATCGTAAGTGCTCAAGCGCATGTCGATCATGCCGATGCCTTTGGACTTGGCAATCTGTTGTACGATCTGTGACTTGCCGATGCCGCTGGCACCCCACAGCATGTAGCTGTGTTTGTTGCTGATTGCTTCGTTGATGCATTTTACTGCTTGGGTCGGGCGCATTATTTGATCTCCTTGAGTAGCCGAGTTGTTTCACGTTTGGATTTACCAGGGCGCTGAGCAAGGATTTTCAATTGTTGCTCAGCAGAAAGAACTGCACGCATTGCTTCGCGCACGCTTGCTTCTTCTTGCTTCATAGCTTTTGACTTCATTTCACGCTCCGTAAAAATAGACATGCCAAAGATCGGCATCATTCGTGGGTACTACGTTTCGTTTGAGCAATTAATGCTACAAACTTCTGTTAATGAGAAGTACATAAGGTGAATGTCAATATCGCGCACGTTAATCTCCCATGCTTGATTTGATACCTAGTAAATCTTTGGTTGAGCTGCGCATACCCTCTCGATTTGGTCTCCAGCTGTCTGGAAATGTTACAAGTCGAGTGTTAGCTGGTTTATCGTCTTGTGGCACGCTTGCTTTGGCTATTTCGGTAGCCCTCTTTTTTTCGTAACGTAGTTCATTCATGCAGTTACGGCAAGTTGTGCGAAATTCCGCCTTGTTTTTTGGGTGTGCAAAATGTGCCTTTGTCAGAGGTAGTGTAAGGCCGCACTGATCACATGTTCGCACCAGCTCTGTATTGATTCCAGTCACCCCAAACTGGACTAATACTTCTGGAATGATACGCTGTGCTCTGTTTGCAGGGCTGCCAGTTGGACGGTACACGACTGACCCCATTGCGTATGGCATGCCTGTGTGTGAACACAGCCCGTTAACTCGTGCTGTGCACTTATGCCACGCTTGGTTTTCGTAAGTTACGAAGTTGTAGCGAGCGTCGACTGTGATGTGATCGATATCCTCGACGCTGACTAATTTAAGTATCGTCATTCTTCATGTCCTCAATCAGCCACGTCAGATACGTCAGTGATTTTTCAAGGTCTTCCAGCCCGTTTTTAGCCATGGCTCTTGTGAGGTATTCCCAGGAGCGTGACCAGCAGTCTGACTGGTAGTGTGTCCAGCCGGCTACTGCCATTTTGTCGAGTAGCACTTTTCGGACGTCAATAACTTCAACTCCTGGCCATAGGTAATAGTGACTAGGATTTTTTACTTGGTCGTTCATTTTGTCAGCTCCTTCCAGCTAATAGGAAACAATTCGGCCATTTCTACAGCAATCTGTGCTGCCACTTCGCTTGTTTCTTGTTGTGCGTGTGGATCAAGGCGCAGGTTACACACGCGGGCGAAGGCCATCAAACTGCCTGACCAAATCCATTCCGTCATCATGTTCTGCGGCAGAATCATGCGCGCTTGCTCTGGGGCAATACTTCCTTCAAGTGCCCAGGTGTACGCATTCAATGCTGCTCGCGCTGCATTCTCCATCACCCCTGTCGGGTCAACGTCCACGCTTTCATCAGATGTGATGCTGGTGATTACACCTGCACTTCCCTGCTTGATAGAGCCCTCTGGCCTGCCGCGCCATGTTTCAGGGAAGAAGAACTCAGGCTCATCATCAACATATCTGCGGGAAACTTCATTCCATGCCAGACCAACTTGATGCTTGACGAGCTGTCGGGCGACGAAGATCGGTGCTTTGATTCTGAAGGTTGCGAATGCGTGAGCGAATGGCGACCAGTGGTTGTGCGTGGCAAGATAGTCAATCAGCTTGGTATCTGCGTGACTCAGCAAATAATCATGGATTTCGTTGCTCCACTCAAGTTCGCTTTCTTTCGCAAAGCTAACACGAGCTGCGTTAACTACACTCAAATCGGAGCCCATGTGGTCAATCAATGTTACGTCAATTTCTGCTGTTTTCATGCGCGCTCCCTGTGGTGTAAGCAGACACCTTTAATATTGAGTAAGATGTCAATCAGTTCGTTGGCGGTACGAAGTCCGTGGTTGTACTCACGTCGATTCAGCTGCTCGAACAGCTGCCTCGCCAGGGGTTGTAAGCTGACGTGATATTCTGACCAGTCTTTCTGCGTTTCCATCATCAAATCCTTTTCTGTATGCGAATTCAACTGCTGCCATCAGGCCAGCGTCCAGGCTTTTGCTCTTATGGTAGTTGTCTCTCAGGTACTCTGAGAACACCTGCCGTGCTTCGTTAATATCAAGGCTCATTTCAAACTCTCCACGTAGTGCTCAAGCCGGTCGATGAACCGCATCTGCGTCACTGGCCACGGCTCTTTCCACATTTCAAGGATATGCTGGGCAGCTTCGAGGGCGC